CCCGTTGAGAAACTGATCAAAGATGCAGTACAGATCAGTCTGACCAAAGACATGGGTACAGATTATTTTGCTGATCCTGCGGCTCGTATCAACAAGTACTTTAACTCAGGTGGACAGGTGTCAACTGGTTGGCCACAACTGGATAGGTTGTTATACGGCGGCTTTAGTCGTGGTGAACTAAACATCTTTGCTGGCGGGTCTGGATCAGGCAAAAGTCTTGTGATGATGAACATTGCACTAAACTGGTTGCAACAAGGACTTAGTGGCGTTTACATTACACTGGAACTGAGCGAAGAACTAACAAGTTTGCGTACAGATGCTATGTTGACTAGTATGAGTACTAAAGACATACGTAAGGATATCGACACTACTACAATGAAAGTCCGACTGGTTGGCAAGAAGTCAGGGCAGTATCGGGTGAAAGCATTGCCGGCACAAAGCAACATTAACGACATCCGCAGTTATGTTAAAGAAGTGCAAATCCAGACAGGGATTCGGATAGACTTTATGATGATTGACTATCTAGATTTGTTGATGCCGGTAAGTGCTAAGGTTAGTCCCAACGACTTGTTTGTTAAAGACAAGTATGTTTCTGAGGAATTACGTAACTTGGCCAAGGAACTGGGTATGTTAATGGTAACTGCAAGTCAATTGAATCGTAGTGCTGTAGAAGAGATTGAATTTGATCACTCACACATTTCGGGTGGTATTAGTAAGATTAATACTGCCGATAACGTGTTTGGTATCTTTACAAGTCGTGCCATGAAAGAGCGAGGCAAATATCAAATTCAATGTATGAAAAGTCGAAGCTCAACTGGTGTTGGTCAAAAAATTGATTTAGAATACAACATTGAAACCATGCGTATTACAGATCCGGGAATCGAATCCACTGACAATTTCCGTGGAGGCGCTAGACTAAACATTATGGATTCTATCAAAACAAAGAGCACCGTTGTTGAAGAGCCTGCTACTAACAATACTACTAAATGGGAAAGACCCACTGGCACACCAGCCTGGGAACAACCTGCTAAAGTATCAGCTGATGTGCAAAGCACTAAACTAAAACAATTGCTTGGAAATCTAAAAAAATAAAATGAGAATAGTTACCAGTTTTATTTCTCACAGAACAGATCATTTAGCAGTTAACATTAAAAATGTTGATCAGTTTATGCCAGATGATATTTTTTATTTCTATGATGGTCGTTTGCAACAAGAACTAATTGATCTTTTTATTGAAAAAGGAACACCCGGTTATGTGGTCAATGACCATATGACTAAATTTGATTTTGGGCCAACAACGTCCGAGTTTTATGGTATTCCCCTGGTATTTGAAAATCTAGTCAATCTTTTAAAAGAAAGTACTTTTAAAGACGATCTAAAAACTGAAAATTGTTTTAGTTTTATGACTAATAAAAAACAAATTAATAGATATTTGTTGATCAAGCTTGTTGAGTTTTTTAATCTAACAAGCTACGATTATACCTGGAGCGGTGAAGGAGCAACAGAAAATCTTTCTCGTATAATTGATGAAATAGAACAAATTCATCAGCCTTGGAATACAACACAATTAAAAGTTTTTTTATTAGAACCAATTAAAATTGATAAAAAATTTATTCCATTTCCAGCTAATGGAAGACAACCAATTGAGGAAGAATATAAATCTCCCTCGGCATTTTATGGCGGAAACAAATGGACATGGGATAATGTATTGCATACTATGTTTGAAACGTCAGCTGTTGCGTTAATTTCAGAAAGTCTTTCATATCAACGTGCCGCAATCTTTACCGAAAAAACTCTTTATTCTATATTGGGATTAAACTTTCCAATATGGATTGGCGGTGCCTGGCAAGCTGATGAATTTAAAAAAATGGGCTTGGACTCTTTTGATGATATTGTTAATCATGATTATCAGTACTGTGATACATTGCTAGAACGTTGTTATCGAGCGTTTTCAGACAATATTGAATTACTGACCAATTTAGAAAAAACCAAAAAATTGCGCAAACAATGCTATCCTCGATTTTTAAAAAATAGAGATTTAATATTAAACGGCGGGATAACAACAGCAATAGATAACAAAATTGCCAACCTACCAATAGATGTACAACAATTATTAATCCCGTTTGTCAATACAACCTGGCATCGTGATTCAGATACCCCGTTTATAACTGGCAATGATGCCCTGTTACAACTAAAAAACAAAAGTCAATAAATACTATTAAAGGTCCTGAGCAAAGTATGCAAAAGAAAACACGTAGTATTCTTGAAGAATTAGATGGTTTATACCATGATCGACATAAAGATCAGGATAAACGCTATATCATTGAAAGCCGCGCTGACCACGTTATAGCATCGGCTATAAGATTGATTGAACAAATCGAGTCATCATTTACACCTGAGCAGTCAGAAAATCTAATTCGTAAACTGTTCAATGCTATGCGGGACAAAGATCCAAGTAAATTTACTAGAACAGTGAGAAGAACAAATGCAAATTCATGAGCTAACTACACTTAACGAAGCAGGTGTTATGGATTATTTAAAAGCGGCTATAAGCCGTGATCCTGCATTGGCCAACATGAGCTACGATCAACGAATCAAGGCCATGCAAAACGACGAGTCAATGAAAAAATTGGCACAAGTTGCCTCCCAAAATTGGATTAATAAGACCGTAAATCTGCAACGTGCTAATATGGGACAACCTATTAGCGATCAGGAATATACTGCTAATCTTTCTGATTTTGTTAATAAAGTTATGCTAGGTGGTCAGATGAGTCAACTTGATCCGACCAGCAAGGCTCGGGTAGATCAGGCTATTCAGTATGTTGCATCTAAAAAAAATGCTCCCAAGGAGTTACCTGCGGCATTTCAGTCGCTGGCTGTTAGAACTAGTGCCGCACGTATGCAACAGAAACAACCCAAAGGTCAACGCGGCGGAAATAATCCAGCAACAACACCAACAGCTACTACTCCTGCAACACCTGCTCAACCAACACCACCACCAGCAACAACACCGACACCAACAGCTACTACTCCTGCAACACCTGCTCAACCAACACCTGCACAAATTAGACAACAAAAGCAAGCGGCCGCTGCCACCACTGCACAGCAACAAATGGCAGGCGGCACAACTCCTGAACCAGCGTCTGCGCCGTCAGCACCAGTAAAGCCAAACCCAAATGAGTTTGCTGAAAAAATTACCAAGATGTTTGACGAGTTTGCAGATGCCGATGGGTCCACTGGCGCACCAGCTGTAAGATCAGCCATAAGAAATATGTGGATGCGAACCGGTGGTACTGACTTAAAAGAGAGCAGAGTTAAGAAAAAGAAAAAAACAACAGTAGTCGAGTCTAAAGGTAAAAAATGATCAACAGGTTGCTAGAAGGCGGCAACGTGTTTAAAGATGCACAGGGTCAGCCATTAACACAGCGTATTAGTCAAGGTGATGTTCCAGCAACCATTAAATGGTTAGAGGGAGTTACAGGTCTTGACCTGAGCGACGACAAAGATCCATCCACTGGGTACCCGCGCCGCTGGCTGGGTAGTACAGGAAAAAAACCCACATCTGGAGACCTTGACCTTGCAGTTGATAGCAACGAAATTAGTAAACCACAGTTAAAAGCAAATCTAGACCAATTCATTATTAAAATGAAACAAGACCCAAAAGACTGGGTAAAGTTAAGCGGTGAAGCAGTACATTTTAAAACTCCCATTGCCGGCGATCCGACAAAAGGGTTTGTACAAACAGACTTTATGTTAATGCCTAACCTTGACTGGGGTACCTTTTGGTTAGGTGGCGGCGCTGGTTCCGAATACAAGGGCATGTATAGAAATATCCTAATGAGTAGTGTGGCCAAAGCACTGGGACTCAAGGCCAGTGCTAAAGGAATCATTAGTCGTGCCACAGAAAATGTGTTGACTATGGAACCCGACCAAGCGGCTAAAATTTTACTTGGGCCTACAGCTACAACCAAAGACCTAGCCACAGTTGAAACTATCTATGCCGCATTGTCTAAAGATCCTGACCGTGAAGCCAGGTTACACGATTTTAGAGAATATCTAGCCAGGG